GATTTTTCAGCGCGGACATGGGAATAACTTGTTCTTCCTAACTGTTCGTTAATGGCTTTAGGATTTGCTAGCTTTAAGTGAGATAATAATCCCAATAAATTTTGATAAGCTTTTTGTTTTGCATCTTTTTTAGAAGGTGCATCAGCAAATACTCTCCAGTCATATTTTCCTTTGCCTTTTGATCTAAGATCAACATGTAAAATACATGTAGCACGGAAAATAGCTGAATCCATTCGTATAGGGGAAGGTAAAGAGTCAAACAGTGTTTCAACTGTTCCAATACCATTCAGTAGAGTTTGATCAATATAGTTAATGTAGTTAGCACTTGTATCAATATTTGTCATATCATAAATAAAATCACAATTATTTTGCTTAACTACGCGCCTCTTATTACCTATGATCTGGTAATAAGAAGTATGAGGGTCGTATTTATTATTAGACACTAGCATATCGCTTTTAAAACCCACCACCGCCCGCCGTCTGGATTGTTTCTCAGTAAAAAAAAAAATTTTCAGGTAATTCAAAAGATTTAACTTCAGAACTATTACTATAAGTAAAAAACTGAGATTTGGATTCATAACCATGTATCAAGGAATTTAAGTGTCTAGATCCAGAATCGGCAACTCTGCAAAGGAAAATAATATCTTTAGAGTCAAGTTGTTTTGAAAAAGTTTGTAGAATAAATAATGCATATTTAGATATAAAGGATCTAAAAAATTCGGATTTAGCACCTGGAACATCATAACACAACAAGGTAACTGCTTCCAAAATGGAAACATATTGGTTTGGAGTTCGGGCACCATCAAGTTCATAACATAGGGTCGCTGCAATTTTACCCCAGCGAGGTTCACCTACGAAACGGCGAGATTTTGAATTATAAGAGAAGGTAGCTCCAAGAAACTCGAGACCATTAACAGTCCCGATATTATATCTAAAAGCCTTATCTTTAATTTCAAGTCCAAAAGTTTTATAAATATCTCGATAAGTATTTATAAATTCATCAACTGAATCAGCAAAAAGTAAATAGTTATAAGAAGACAAATCATCATCACCATAAAGGGAAATACGTGTTTCTTTTAATAATAAATCATAATCAGGAATAACTCCGTGTTTATTATAATAAAGAGTAATTAACGCATACATCTCTATGATCATATGACCAATTGTATTATCACTACTAGTTTTACCTGAGCCTGAAATATTACCACAATGTCTTTGATATATATCACCATTTGTTAAAGAAACATAAGGATGTTCCATATTTCTAGATATATAGTTATGTAGTTGTAGTTCAATTTCGGACATAGGTCCATTTACTTCGTACCATCGTTTTCTAAGTTCATAAACTTCTTTCATTAAAGGAAATCGTCGGTCCCAACCAGAAACATCAGCCATTTTATGTAATATGTTATCACCTTTTAAAGTGAGATGAGCAGATGCTAAATAATGAATACCACCAAATTGTTTAGTGTAACCATAACGGCTCCACTGTTTAAGAAAATCATCGGCAGATTCTTTTAATGCATCATCTTGAGCATCATATAAATGTTTTTGTTTCATAGTTAGGGTTACTTCAGCATTAAATATTGAGCGTAACTTTTCAACCATTAAATCGGAGCAAGGCAAAAATTCTATCTTAGGGAATATGGCTGAAACAGGTTCATGAAATGATTCTATTTCAGATTCAGCTATAGAGGAATTAAGAAATTCACCTTTGCATTTAAATAGTTTATTAGTATCAGGATTAATCATGTGCATGTAAGGTTCTCCACAGGAAGTCTTAGGATTAAATTTAACACGAGATTGAAAACGCTTACCAATCATAATAGGAGATAACATCTGAAAGATGTAATCAATAGCTTTATTAAGTTTGAAATCGGTAGGTTTAACATTCGGAAAATCACATTTTGCAAAAGATTTAATATATCGTTTCTCATCTATTATAACACCGGCATAATCAGCTGCTTCAAGCATTTGCTGACCTAATTGAGGCTCGGTTTCTAAAAAATTTGAAAATATTGAATCTATACAAGATTTATCCCAAGCAGGAGGCTTACCACAAATAAATGGGGAAGTACCAACATAGTTTAAATGTTCGAATTGATATTTTGGTCTACGAATATGAAAACCCTCTAACACCATAGGGTGAAAGGGGGGTGTATCTTTAATGACCTCACCCGAGGTCGACTCTAAAAATCCCGTATACCATGAGTAACATAAATTTCATCCCAAGGAATGAGATAAAAATAGTTATACTTATTCGTACGACCACCATGAATTCCAAAAATATGATTTTCACAATCTAATATTGGTGATCCACATGAGCCATCTTCAGAATTATTAGCTATAAATAATCTACCAGGTTGATCTGCATATCTCATAATTTTATCAGTACAAGAAGTAGTACAACAAGCATGATTAGGATAATGTCCTAAAATTCTAAATTGACCTTGTTTAATTTCAGTGGGACGAGTATAAGCCTTCATGTTAAGAGGATTTAAGTTAATGCCAAATATTTCAACAACATCAGAATCATGATCACTAGCATCGTAACGTTTGACAGTTAAAGAAGATTTAGTAACAGGAATATTACCATCATGTGAAGTAAAATAAAATTTTTCACTCATTTCTTCATAAACATGCCAATTACATAATATAGAAGATTCTTTATCTTGTTTACCATATTGTAACTTAACAAAATGACCTCTATAATTAGAAATAACATTGTCAGGGGTTAAAAAGCCAACATATTTAGAAGTAGGAACTTCAACAGTAATAACACCAGGTGTACGACCTTCACGTTTTAATACATCTTTTAATTCAAAGGGTAACATTTTCTCTTCATCAATTTCAGCTTTTAAGGGGCTTTGAACAGCACTAGCTTTAGTTCGATATTGAGAAAACTTTTCACCTTTGGACCAATTAGTTGTAAACCAACGGATTGAACATAAC